TATTAGCTTTTAGCGCCCAGTAACCAATAGCAGTCATACCAGTTGCATTATTAGCTTCTCCAGCAAGGTTGCCAATTGCAACACAGTCACTAGCTGTAGTGGCATTTTCCATTGCTTGATTACCTATAGCAACGTTATTGCTTCCAGTACTGGAATCTTTCAAACAATAGTAGCCAATTGCAACGTTAGCTCCACCTACTGTTGTGCTATACAACGCACTTTTGCCGATGGCAACGTTTGGAGCACCGGTTCCATTAAAAGTGTATAAAGCTTGCCCACCAATTGCTACTTGACCATTGCCTGCTGTATTTGAACGTAAAGATTCGTTTCCAATTGCTACGTTGGCTCCACCAGATGTATTAGAAATCATTGATTGATTACCAAGTGCAACGTTGTAGCTGCCAGTTGTATTAGCTTGAAGTCCTTGGTTACCAATGGTTAAGTTTCCAGTACCAGTTGTTAATCTATTCATTGTGCCTTGACCAATGGCTACGTTATCGTCACCAGTAATGGTCCCAGTGTAAAACACTGTACCGTTATACATTGATTGGCGGCCGATTGCAGTATTTCTAGATCCAGTTGAAAGACTATATCCAGCAAACGAACCAAGAACTACGTTGTCAGAACCAGATGTGTTATAGAATCCTGCGTTTTCACCAACAGCTACGTTACGGTCACCGTTAGTTAAACCTAATGAATAGTGACCAATTGCCATGTTGCGGCCACCAGTTGTAAGACCACCAGCATAGAAATCGCTACCACCAAGTGAACGCAAACCTATAGCTACGTTTCTTTGACCAGTTGTAACTAAGCGAAGAGCTTCAGCACCAAGTGCATAGTTGTAACTACCAGTGGTAATATCATTCATTGTATTTACACCAATGGCAATGTTAAGACCACCAGTAGGAGCAGTAGCATTCATTGCCCCTTGACCAGCTGCCATGTTGTAACCAGTTGCACCTACATAATAAACATAACCAGTTGTTTGGTAAACTTGCCAACCAATACCATTAGTTCCTGTTGCCCCAGTAGGTCCAGTACTACCTGATCCTGTTGGTCCAGTTGGGCCTGTTGCACCAGTGGCACCTGTTGGACCTGTTGGACCTGTTGCTGTAGATGCAACTAGCAACCATGCACCTGTTGCTGCACTCCAATACCAAGTATTTCCACCGGCACTAAATTGTTGACCATCAGTTGGTGAACCTGGAAAATCTATCATTGCACTACCTCAATCCATGCTTCTAGTTCGTTGTCGTAACGTTCCCATTTATTGTTATTTTTTCTATCAGCTAATTTTACATGTGGAATATCGTCGCATTTAATAAGTGTAACTCCTGCTGGACTATACTCTGATACTCCATCCCAAAGTAAACAGTTAATAACAATGTTTGTTTCATTACTTACTGCGTAATATCTCATCCGAATACCCATATCCTTATTTCTCCACGAGCACCATCTCCTCCAGCACCCCCTGCTCCTCCAGCACCGTTTGAACTTCCACCAGCACCGCCACCGCCTCCAGGTATTCCTCCGCTACCACCAGCACCAGCAACACCAGCTGTACGTGAACCGCCTCCTCCACCTCCCTGGCCACCAAAACCAGCACTACCAGAACCACCGTTTCCAGCAGCGCTTCCAGTATTACTTGTTCCAGCTGTTCCACCACCACCAGTTTGTATTGCTGTTACTTGTGCCGCACTAACTGTAAGTGCTGATGTTACATCTGATACAGAATCTCCACCTGCACCACCTGCAGAGTTTGCTGTTCCATTTTTTCCGCCACCATTTCCACCACCGCCGCCACCTAATACGCTTTTATTTCCGGCAATTCCAGTTGTATATGTACCTGGTGGGTTTGTAGTGCCACCAAAAATATTATTTGCAACGCCACCAGGACCATCCCAAGCATATATTGCATGTCCATTGGCAGCAGCGGTATTTGTACCAGCATCAGCACCCAGTACGGAATATGGACCAAATATAGTTACTCCACCCCTAGTTCCATCATTAGACGTACCTGCTGATTGTGCTCCTCCGCTACCACCAGCACCAATAGTATAAGTTATTGATGAACCTAATATACTTGAAGTGGAATTAATTTCATAGAATTTTCCACCAGCACCACCTCTCCTGCTGTCTATTTGATTACTTGTACCAAGCGAATAACCACCAGAGGATCCACCACCACCTGCAGCAAAAAGATTAATAACATAGAACTTTGCTCCAGTAGGTGCAGTATAAGTTCCTGATGAAGTTAATGTTTGCGTGTCGAGCAATGTCATACCAGTAGGACCAGTAGGACCTGTCACTCCTTGTGCACCTGTTGGACCCGTTACTGTAGACGCTGCACCCGTAGGACCCGTATCGCCTTGTGCACCTGTTGGTCCTGTTGGTCCTACTTGTCCAGCATAACCTGTAGGCCCTGTGTAGCCTGTAGGTCCTGTTACGGTAGATGCTGCACCAGTAGGTCCTGTTACACCAGTTGGTCCGAGATTAGCAAAACCAATTTCTACCCACTGTGCTGAGTTTGAATCAACATAATAAACAAATGTTTTACCGTTAGTAGAATTATACCAACCATCTCCATCTTGCGGGCCAGTCGGTGCAGTATCTGATACAGTAAATCTACCAACTTCACCAGTAGGGCCTGTTGGTCCTGTAGGACCTGTTTCACCTGTAGCACCTGTTGGGCCTGTCACAGTTGACGCTGCACCAGTTGGGCCTGTAGCACCAGTTGGACCTACTGGACCAGTTGGGTCAAGTGAGCCATCGCCCTTAACAAAGTCAGATGAAGTTCCACCTCTTGTTACAAATTTATTTGAATTAATTTCAAGAAAATCTGTATTAAGTGTTGAAGCTGTTGCTCCTGTAAAAAGAGAGTTTGCATAATCAAGTTGAACATTTGATATTGAATAGGTTCCAGCAGTTACGTTAATTCCTTTTAATGCACTTCCAGTACTGTTGTTAACAACAACGTTGGCTAAATTTAATAAAGTTCCAGCACTTGTTATAGCATATGTTCCAGTTCCAAATACAGCACTAGCAGCAATAAACATAGTGCCTAAAGTGTTAACTGGGTTAAGGACAAGTTTGCAACCAAATATAATAACAGTAGAAGAAGCATTGTTGTTAGTTACAGAAAACAAGCTTAACATTTCGTTAAAGCGTACTGTTCCAGAACCAGTTATACTAACTCCACCACCAAATGAACCGCCAGTACAAGTAACTGTTCCTGATGAACTCTTAGTAAGAACTCCAGTCATAACAACATTTGTAAGATTGCAAGCAGCTGTACCTGTAATGGTTATAGTTGTTACGCTAAGACCCATTACGTTTGAACCAGATGCGGCAGTAGGGATTGTTAATGTTCCGCTAATTGTTGCACCAGTACTTGCTAAACCATTTGGACCATTTGCTGCTTTTAGATTTGTTGCAGCTGCAAGTGTTGGTGACTCTGTATATGTTCCAGGATGTATTACAATTGTATTTCTGTTAGCGGTTACTAAAGTTAGAGCATATGATATTGTTGCAACTGGATTTAATAAATCACCATTTCCAGTTGAATCACTTCCATCAACACCAGACACATGAATTTCATAATCATAACCAGTAAAGATTGAACCAGTAGGTCCTGTAGCGCCAGTAGGACCTGTAGCTCCTGTTGGCCCTGTTACCGTAGATGCTGCGCCTGTAGCTCCAGTTGCACCGGTTACACCTGCATCACCTGTTGGGCCTTGTGCTCCCGTTGGCCCAGTCGCACCTGTTACACCTGCATCACCTGTTGGGCCTGTAGCGCCCGTTACACCTGCGGATCCAGTAGCTCCTGTAGCGCCAGTTGCTCCTTGGGGTCCTGTAGGTCCTGTTGCACCAACATTAATCAAAACCAAGATAACTTCATGGTTGTTTGCAAATCCTGGTGTTGTTCCAGTTCCACCGCTTGTAAGCAATGACACCGCTACTTCAACATATCCTGTTTGTGGAACAGCGTTAGAAGTTACATTGAATTTTTGGTAGTTGTTTGAATCGTTTGCATCTTGGATGTAAAGAACATCGTTAGTCTTGATAAGAGCAAGGAAGATGTCAATGTCATATCCATCTTTGTCAATATGTGAAATTTGTAATTGCGTTGCAGAAGTTTGCGTGGCGTTGTTATAAGAAATATAAGTATTGCCTGGGTTACCAGAAGTTGAACCAGTATTAATCTTGTAATCATAGAACGATGACGATTGACCTTGTGCGCCTGTAGCGCCCGTGGGTCCTGTAACTGTTGAAGCAGCGCCTGTAGCACCAGTTGCTCCTGTAGCACCTTGAGCGCCTGTTGCACCAGTGGCACCTGTGTCACCTGTTGGGCCTGTATAACCAGTAGCACCCTGAGCGCCTGTAGGACCAGTAACACCTGTGTCACCTGTTGGGCCTGTTGCACCAGTGGCACCTGCATTGCCAGTGGCTCCTGTTGCACCAGTTGCACCTGCATTACCAGTGGCTCCTGTTGCTCCCGTAGCACCTGCATCGCCTGTTGCACCGGTAGGGCCAGTAGCGCCTGCCTCACCAGTTGCACCAGTAGCACCAGTAACACCTGCGTTACCCGTAGGACCTGTTGCCCCAGTTGCACCTGCAGCTCCAGTAGAACCTGTTGCACCAGTTACACCTGCATTACCAGTGGCACCTGTTGCTCCAGTGGCACCTGCATCACCAGTGGCACCTGTAGCACCAGTGGGTCCTGTAACAGTTGACGCAGCACCAGTTGCACCCGTAGCTCCTGTTGCACCCGTAGCCCCAGTTGGACCTGTTGGCCCAGTAACAGTTGTAGTCTGAAGATTCCATGCACCAATAGATGTGCTGTATGCCCAGGTAAAATCACCTGAAGAAAAAATTTGACCGTCAACTGGTGAACTTGGAAAATCAATCATTGTTTATCCTTTTTAATATCTTGCGTCGAAATATCTTGTTGGTCTAACGCTTCGCGCTATTTGCTTTGGGTCGCCTTGGCTACTTGTTCCATTAAAGAAAAAGATTGCTGCATTATACTGAATGCCGGATGTTCCTTGATTTGAACTCTTATAATTATCTGAAGTATTAAAGTCATTCCAAATACTTCTTTGATTATATACTTGTTGCAATTCATTCATTGAAGGTAAAAACCAATCTGTATATCCATTAAGTGATAAGTTTTGACATATTGATGCAGCAGCAGCAGTTGCATCTGCAGCAATAATAGTGGTTGTATTAGTTACTCCAGCTCCAATTGCCGTACTTAAACCAGTAACGTTTACTGCAGTATTTCCCCATATCCTTGTAGGATCTGAAGAACCACCATTCCAAGTATCATATGGTGCTTCAAAATATTTTGTTGTTGAATTACCAGATGTAGATGGAACAATAAATACTCTACCACCAGAAGGCGCGACATCACCAACTTGATAACGGTAGCCCGCAGAAACAATTCCAGCTGTCATTGGCATTATGCTATTACGTCTCCTGTTAATAAGTAAACATCTGCTGCAGTACATATTAATGTTGCAACAGAATATTGTGTGCGGAATTTCAAACCTGGTGTAGCATTTACTGTAGTACCAGATGCTACAACTGTAGTTTGTCCTGCGCCCATTTGTGCAATGTCAATTCTTTGACCAACAGCTAAATCAAGTGCAGAGTCAACTGTTAGATTGTTTGCACTTCCTACTGTCATAGTAATTAACTTTCCTGCATCTGATGTTAATAAAGTATAGCTTGAAGTTTGATTACTAATTGTTTGCGCGGTTGACCAATCACCTTGTGCGCCTGTTGGACCTAAGTTTGAATTACCAAACTCAACCCATTGGTTACCATTAGCATCAACATAGTAAACATAACTTCTACCGTTGGTTGAGTTATACCAAACATCTCCATCTACTGGAGTTGGAGTAGTTGGTGCAGTAGTTGATACTGTAAATCTACCTACTCCTGTTGGACCAGTTGGACCTGTGTATCCAGTTGGACCCGTGTAACCCGTAGGCCCAGTATAACCTGTTGGCCCAGTATAACCTGTGGCACCTGTAGCTCCCGTTGCTCCTGTAATACCAGTTGGTCCTGTTGGTCCAGTGTCACCAGTTAAACCAGTTGGACCTGTGTATCCAGTTGGACCCGTATAACCCGTAGGTCCAGTAACCGTACTAGCAGCTCCCGTAGGACCAGTCGGACCAGTTACCGTAGAGGCATCTCCAGTAGGTCCTGTCGGCCCAGTAAATCCAGTAGGACCTGTAGGTCCAGTCACGGTGGATGCAGCCCCTGTTGCTCCCGTAGGACCAGTTGGTCCAGTGACTACTGATGCGGCACCAGTTGCACCCGTAGGTCCAGTCGGTCCTGTTACAGTGGAAGCAGCACCCGTCGAACCAGTAGGTCCTGTTGGCCCAGTCACCGTCGATGCGGCACCTGTTGGTCCTGTATCACCTGTTGGACCTGTGGATCCTGTTATGCCTGTTGGTCCAGTTGGACCTGTCACAGTAGACGCCGCTCCTGTAGGACCTGTTGGGCCTGTAACCGTGCTAGCAGAGCCTGTAGGGCCTGTAGGGCCTGTTACCGTGCTAGCTGCTCCTGTTGGTCCAGTCGGACCAGTAACGGTAGATGCTTGACCCGTAGGGCCCGTTGGGCCAGTCACCGTACTTGCGGCACCAGTGGCACCAGTGACACCAGTGGCACCAGTTGGCCCAGTAACCGTAGAAGCAGCTCCAGTGGCACCTGTGGCTCCCGTTGCACCTGTGACACCTTGTGCACCAGTAGCACCAGTTGAACCAGTAGCTCCCTGAGAACCAGTGGCACCTGTAGAACCTTGTGAACCTGTGGCACCTGTTGGACCCGTAACTCCTTGAATGCCTGTTGCTCCAGTTGCACCCGTTATACCTTGAGCACCCGTAGGCCCAGTAACCGTAGAAGCTGCGCCAGTAGCTCCTGTAGCTCCTGTGGATCCAGTTGGACCAGTGTTTCCAGTGGCACCAGTAGGACCTGCCACACCTGTTGGACCGGTTACACCTGTTGGACCTTGGTTACCTTGTGGACCAGTAAATCCAGTAGGGCCTGTAGGTCCAGTAACACCTTGTGCACCCGTGGCTCCAGTGGCTCCAGTTGGGCCCGTAAAACCTGTAGGGCCAGTAGCACCAGTAGATGATGCTGTACCTGCTGGACCTGTATAACCTGTAGGACCCGTAGGTCCCGTGGCACCTGCAATACCAGTAGCACCAGTAGGACCAGTGGTTACCCATGCTAGATTGTTCCAGTTAGTAGTACCATCACCGATCTTAAATCCTGGACCAGGACCCGTAGCTGTAGCAGGGCCAGTGGCAGGTATAACTTGAGGAGGACCAGCATCTTCGCAAATGCCGATTTCGCCGTTCATCAAAATTGGGTTGAAGTTATACCAGTTAGCTTGGGTATCTCTACGTAGCTGTATTAAAACGGCCATTTAAAATCCTCTTCTCTTTTGGAAGTCACGCCTTTGTTCAATAGCATAATTAGCTGTGCCGGCTTGGCCTTGGTTAGAATCAAATATATAGAATGGCCCATTTGCACCAGCAGCAACATTAGCAGAATACTGCGCGCCATTTTCATTTATTTGTGGAGCAAGCAAATAGTGGAACTGTGTGGTCATTGACGCGCCGCCATCAACAACATCTTCTTGAGAGTGATTAATAAACAAGTCATCTTGCTGATTCTGCAACTCTCTTTTTAAAGTTGTCATCATGCGTGATAATGTAAGGTTGCTGCGTCCTTGTAGAACGTCATTGCCAGGGGCGGTCCAGACTGCTCTCATCTTTAGTTACCAACCTTTTCAATTGACATCGTAGGAAGCACACTTACCTTCTTAGTCTGATTCTGACTTATTTCTAATATAGCTGCTTGCAATTCGGCATCGGTTAATTCTTTAACTGAAGTCTCAGTTTTAATATTAAGAGTCTGTGACTGCTGAATATAACCAGTTGCCTTTAAATAAAGTTCGGCACTCTTAGTGTCACCAGAGATTCCTTTAATGTAAATTGCATCAAGCAACTTCTGAGTTCTTTCAGGGCTTTGGGACATTCCTTCGACGCCCAATTTCCAACGCTCTATAAACTGTTTTTTCTTTTCCCAAGTTCCCAATGTGTTAAAATGCACACTATGTTCTTCAGCCCAAGCCTTCTTAGTTCCAGGCACTCGAGAGTCTTCAGGGGTCAACAACCAGGCAAGATAGGCTTCTTGATCTTGTGAGAGGAATAAATTTTCTGTTCTGGCCACTGGGCATTGTCCTTCTGATTAAATGTGTCCTACATAGTATATAAAATTTTTTACATAGATATCGGTGATATATCACAAGTATATCAGAAAATAAAGTGCTTTTGTTTGACACGGCATTACTATGACTGCTATACTGAACTTCTTACTTCTAGGAACTGCAGAAGAAAGAAGAGAAGTTATAATAACTTCTTCTACTTCCTAAGCTTCTTGAGAAGTAAGAAGTTAACTGCAAGCGGATAATACTAACATAAAATAAGGAGAATGCCAAAATGGCCGCAGAAACAATTAAATTCAGATTAGGTAAGAACCCACTAATTAAAGAGAAGATTATAATATTAGAAGAGACAGATGGACGCAAAGCAGTCATCTTCCCGCAATACAGAATTAAAGAAGAGATTGAGCATGCTGAGGTTGCCAAAGAAGGAGAACTTCTAGAACTTACTGGCAAATGGGGCACCGACAAAAAGACAGGCGCACCGCAATTTTTTGTAGATAAAGCATACAACACCTCATATGCCAAGCCTTGGGTAGAAGAACACCCTAAGAATAAAGCATATGCCGCAGATGAAGTAGATCCTGTCAATGACTTTATTATCGGTGGCCTTTCCACTGGTGGTAAGCCTATAGTAGCTTCTGATCCTAAAGAAGATAAGAAGCAATATTATACTGACGGCGACTGGTACTGGTATCAAGGCAACGCCCACAAAACACCTACGAGTTTTTAATTTTTTTTATTTTATGAAAACTATACCATTAAATATAAGAATAGAAAACGCCGTACAAAAAACGGACAGTAACTGCTGGCTTCTCAAACCCCACAAGGGTTGTAATGGGTATGCCAAGTTAGAAATAAAAGGAGTGTACAAACGAGCACACAGAGTGGCCTATGAAACATATGTCGGACCGATCCCTGAAAAGATGCTGGTCTTACACCATTGCGATATTAGGAACTGTGTTAACCCCGAACATCTATGGATTGGTACTGCCAAGCAGAACACTGATGATATGATAAAAAAAGGTAGGGCACGATTTGTAGGTAGACCTAAGAAGGTGATACAATAGTAGCCTCTTAGGAAAGCCCTGAGAGACCTTAGGAAGGATTCTAGGGTTACATAATCAGTGATGATGAACTAATAGTAACAGAGCTACTTCTACGGGATTAGAGCAGTTCTCTTCTTAAGACTAGGCCCAGGGGTTTCCATTCCTCTGGGTCTTTTCTTATATTATCCTTAATGATATTTGGCATTGAGCAGTACTTAATGAAAAAGGAGTGGGGGGGTACCGGGAAAAGAAGGCGGCGGGGGTCTTAGGATTCTGAAGATATGCCGTATGTCCCTAGATAGATATAGTATCTTATGTAGTAAGGGGTACGGGGGGGCTGGGGGTGGGGTGGCTGGGTTCTGGATTTGGATCTTGAATTGTCCTCTTTGTATTCTGGGAGAGAAGCCGGCTGATATATCACTAGTATATCTCTACAAAACTCCACAGCCCTAGACTATACTATGCTATACTGTACATGTACTGGTAGAGAAGTGGACTGTTGATGGAGGGGCACTTCCCTATTAGTACATAGCTAAGCCATAAGGCCCAGGATTGTTCGGGATAATACCTGAATAGTCCTGGGCTTCTCCTTTGTGTAGGCTAAGGCTTCTCCCATCTGGATTAGTGATGGATGATACGTGAACTATCTGAGTTAAAGATACCTCTAGTATTAAATTAAAGGATGCCCTATACACACGGGTGAGTGAACCTATCTGGTTTTGTGATGGGGAAGTCCAGTTGAAGCTTATAATATAATGCTTGTAGACAAGTTAGCTCACCTGTATACATGCAGTTTGGCATTGATACTCTCTCTCTGTATTAGTTGTATTAGCATATATAGAACTGTTAGAACTTGTGATTTGCGGCGAATCATATTAAAGTTTTGTTTTGAGTTGCGGCGAGTCACAGAACCTGCTATAATACTTCTAGCTGCTAATGAGGGCAGTGATTAACAAGGAGATTAAAATGGTTTGGTTTGAAATTAAAGAGTTCTTCGTAGCAATCGGTGAGACAGTAAGACACACAGCTACACAGATCTGGGCTAGATTGTAAGAAACTGATGTTTCTGATATACTTGATTACTATTACCTATAGGAGAGTGGAAGGATTAACACTATGAATGAAACGATTACATACGCAGGAGTTGTCTGGCTGATTTGTGGCTGGACTATTGGTAGGATTATAGGCATATTGCTTATTGATAGATTGGATAAGCGTAATGATAAGTGAGATTGTATTCATGACTGTTATGTTTGCGGCGACTTTCATTATTATTAAAGGTTTGTGCGGGATTGCAGGGAAATTGATTAAATGAACTATTTGAATTTAAACATACCTACGTTCCTTGCCTACCTTGACACAGGGTTCTTGTACAACGAGGAACCTAACCATAAGAATGATGCAGTGCCAGTTGAAGTATTTAATTTTACTTCTATACCACAACGCTGTGGTTTGTTTAGCGTCATGACTGAGTGGGGAAGCCAACATGCAAGGGTTCCGATCCATTACCTACGCGCAACACCAGAAGCTACAACAGCTTACCCATTGGATTGGTTGCAGCTTTGGGATAACATGTCATACTACGCAAGTGCCGGCATCTATGACTACCTGAAGAACAGAACAGCTATGATAATGCTGAAGGACAAGACCAGACACAAGGCTAAGTATATGTTTACTATCGACTGGTGCCTTGGACCACAATACCATGCAGGATATGGTGAGATGGCAGCAGGACACAAGTGTGCACACGTCTTTGAAGGTGAAGGTGGACAGTTCTTCATGCAGCCAAACAACAGAGTGCTGTGGTTAGATGGTGGTGCATGGATTAGTAAAGAGTTAGCCAAGCCAGACTGGAAAGTCTTTGGCTTAGAGTTCAGCTGTGAATCTACTGGTTCACGTTGGGTATCAGAATCAGATGAGGAGTTATACTTCTACGACTTTAAGGAAAAGGCATGAAAGTTATTGTTTGTTCTATTGCTAAGAATGAAGCACAGTTTGTTAAGCGTTGGGCCGAGTCAGCTAAAGATGCAGATGAGGTATGGTTGCTTGATACTGGTAGTAGTGATGACACTATTAAGATAGCTAAAGAGTGTGGTGTTCATGTTATTGAGAAAGCATGGGAAGATTGGTCTTTTGCGGTGGCTCGAAACCATTTGCTTGATAACCTACCTGATGAGGATGCTTGGCTTATTAACTTAGACCTTGATGAAGTTTTAATTGATGGTTGGCGCGGGCATGTCGACAGTGCACCAACTGATGTCAACAGATTAAGATATGAGTACACGTGGTCATGGAAAGAGGATGGCACACCAGGATTAAAGTATCATGGGGATAAGATTGTGCGTAGACACAGTCACCACTGGGTTAACCGTGTACATGAGGTTAACATTACAAAGCCAGGACATGAAGAGCGTCAGGCTTTCGTAGGATTAGAGATACACCATCATGCTGACAACACCAAGAGTCGTAGTAACTACCTGCCTTTATTGCTTAAAGATGTTGAAGAGAACCCTAACAATGACCGTAATACTTATTATGCTGCAAGAGAATTGTTCTTTCACGGGCGATTTGAAGAAGCTACAGTATTATTCAAGCGTCACTTGATTATGCCTGAGTCTGTATGGAATGCTGAACGCGCATGGTCAATGAGATATCTATCTAAGATGCACCCTACTGAGGCAGAGCATTGGTTGTTGCGTGCTTGTGCTGAGTATCCTCATGGTGCAGAGGTGTGGGTTGACCTAGCTAAACATTACTACATAGCAGAGAACTGGATTGGTATGTACTACGCAGCTAAGCGTGCACTTACCATACCGTACAGTGCGGGATTATATTTAACTGAACCTGATGCTTATGGTTGGTGGCCTAATGACATGGCTGCTCTATCTGCATACCATCTAGGATTAAATGATGAAGCTATTGCTCAAGGTAAGCTTGCATGTGAGCTTGCTCCTAATGGTGCTAGATTGAAGAGTAATTTATTATTTTATTCTTTGCGCGAATCCAAAGTTAATGTGGTCATACCAACCAAGACAAACATCGGTGGCTTGACCAAGCTTGTAGGCCAGTTGCTAGCTGACACCATGGTGAATAAGATTATCATTGTTGCAGATGGCAGTGAAGCTTATGATAATTTAAATGCAATACCAAAGTTTAACAAAGTAATTAAAGTTATGGTCAACGAAGGTGTTGGCATCCATGCTATGTGGAACTTAGGCATGAACATCGCAGGTTATGACGGGCACATTGCATTCATCAATGATGATGTGTCATTG